GTACATCCCAGAAAGGCATTTGCTCCAATGCTAGTTACAGTAATAGGAACTGAAATAGTGGTAAGTGAACTACAGTTTTCAAAGGCATTAGCTCCAATCGAAGTACAGGTAGTACTGGCAAATCCAACCTTTACCAGCTTAGTGCAATCTTTGAAGGCACTTGCCCCAATACTAGTTGTACCAACAGGAATTACAGCATTAGTTGCAGTATCCTTGTTTGTTACTCCTGTAACAACATTGTTAGTTATCGTTAACACAGCAAATACAGGTAAGGCTATTTTTAGTTTAGGACAGTTGTTAAATGCATCCGTGCCAATACTACCTACACTATCTGGGATATTTATAGATGTAAGAGCTGTACAATTCTCAAAAGCTCGAACTCCGATTGTGCTACAGACAGAACCATCGGCAAAGGTAACTGATGCTAAATTAGTAGAACCACTAAAAGCAGTAGCTCCAATAGCAGTTACAGTAGCAGGAATCACAGCAGTAGTTGCAGTAGCCTTGTTTAGTACTTCTGTAATAGTGTAGTCAGTTATTCTTAATACAGCTCCTGGGACACCGGCAAAAGTAGAGGGACCAATTCTAGTTACACTGGGGGGAATTGTTATAGATACAAGGGAGGTACAGCCTGCAAAAACCTCATACCCAAACGCTTCACATGTGGGTGTACCGGCAAAAGTAACTGATGCCAATTTACTGCACAGATAAAAGGCTTTGTTGTCAAGAATAGTTACACTCGCAGGAATTGTTATAGATGTAAGAGAAGTACAGTTTTCAAAGGCAAAAGCTCCAATCCTGTCACATTGAGATGTACCATTAAAAGTAACTGTTGTTAGATTGGCACAATCTTTGAACGCTTCGTCCCAAATTTGAACTATATTCGCAGGAATTACTGCACGAGTTGCAGTAGCCTTATTGGTTACTGCCGAAATATAATTACCACCTAGTATGGTGGTATATGTAGCCAATACTTCTGTCATTTATTTTAACACTATATAAATGTTTACCAACTCCAAGAGCCTCCAAATCCCGAATGATATACTGTCAGAGATTTCTTATACTTTTTTCTCAAACATTCATGCAATAATTTGTCATCTTCAGTTATACACCCGTTGGGTTTTCCCTCCCGATATTCTGAGTCATTAACCATAAATGGGTATATTAGTGTTGTTCCTATTGGAAGAATTTTGTCACGAGGTAGCATTCCTTTGCGGAAATAGTACGGTCCCGTTGTTTGGTTAATATAAACGCTTTCAAAATCTATAGCTTCCAGTTCATCGTAGTTGAGTAAACGCTTGAGTACAATGCATCCAGGAATACAAGCAAAGAAGCCGTTCGAAATGTATTTCTTTCCTTGAGCTCCTACACACTTTAATTTACAAGGATCTTCATTTGCAACGATCATATCATAATTACGATTTTTATGAATATATTCTAAAAATGGAGAACCAATTTCAAATAACGAATCTAAATACACACCACCAAAACGATGTAGTATTTCATATCGTGCTAAATCGGCTACTTGAGCAAAACGTGATTGATTTAAATCTTTGCCCATTTTCATCGCCAATTGAATAAATTCAAAGGTTAATGGAAAGTTTTCAAAGGTAAGATCATCATTTGTCCAAATCTTGTATCCCCAACCATTAGTTTGGCATGTTTCACGAACACCTTTCATCAAATTATAGCGTACACTCTTTGCATCTAGTGGATTTCCAAACCATATTTGATGAACAAACTTAGGAATTTCAAATACTGGATGCACAAATGGAGTTTCTTCAAAGAAGAATACACGTTCTGGTTCGCGAATAGTATTGCCCTTTCTATCAAAAATCTTTTTACAGATTATTTGAGTTTTTCTATAATATAAGAGTGCGTCACGCTTTGGTTCCAGTTGTGCTGTTGTTAGACGAGCGCCTCGAGTAAAAAATGTAGGTTTATTAAAATGTTTTTTTACTAATCGATGAACTTTTTTGTGATGTTCATGACCATATTCTCCATCTAAATTGTGCGTCAAGACCAACTTCCAATCCTTTTTAGAGAGTTGTTTTAGAGCATCTTCAAATTTTGATCCATCGTATAATTTATCTGCTTCAGAAGGATCTTCTGTGTATGAATCATCTACATCAAACATAATGTATTTTGTAACATTGCAGTATGACATTGTAGAATAAAATTCAGCTGAGCGTACGGGATCGTTTGCATGTGTTGAACATACAACAAACCATCCTGGTTGAGTTAGTAAATTTATGCCACCCCAGAGAACTTCGTCATCTGGATGAGCAACAATAAGTAGCTTATCTACTTCCATTATTTAATGATTCTGTTTTTAGTTGCCACATGCCCAAGGATTGTTTACACAGTGTCCAGGATTACCAGGTCTGATTCCACCTCTGCGTCGTCTTACAGTTCTCTTTCTATGGTGACGTCTTCTGTGCTTAGTTTTAGCCATTTATAAGTAACAATGAAATTTAGTTGCTGTAAGCTAGACCGCCCATACCAGACATTACACGCAGAATGTTATAGTTGATAGCATAGACACGGCAGTTCCATGCATTCATTTTATCGTGTGGACCAGTGCCACTCAGAGTCATTGATAGAGTAGCAGTATCAATGCGTGAGAAGTTGCACGTGCCAGAAGGCTGGTGTTCCTCCGGGCGTAGTGCAAATGAATACACATACACGCCTCCCTGTAGCTGATTCCAACCCGTGTGATGCTGGTAGATTTGAGGGCCGTTAAAGTAACTGCCATAACGCTTCGAGAAACGCTCTTGGCCGTTAATCTGTAGCATACAGTCTAACATCGGGAAATCAGGGTAGGTAAACGGACGAAGCATACCAGTTGTACCGTCATCAGTGGGATATTTCATTGCCGGGTCACCAGCCGTTACAGTATTTGTCGTAAAGGAACAGTTCGTATACGACTCGGGCTGTACAACCCATACCAGTTCCTTTACAGGGTGGTTAAAGGTTAGATCAATACGAGAACTGAACCCAGTAATGCCCTTATCTTCATTAAACTGACCCTGTTCAATGAGATACTCGTGGGACTGTTGAGCCATGCGACGACGCTCTTCCGTATCAAGATAGATGTAGTCACAGTATAGCGCAGCCTGTGCGGGACCACCAGTTACACCAGATGCTTCTAAGGCGAAATAGTCACCGGCAACCAGTTCAGGAGTATTCCACTGAACATTAATTTTTACTTCGTGATACTGCAGTGCGATAAGTGGTAGAGCGGCACCGGGACTGCGGGTAAAGAAGAGCGGTAGAGGAACGTATAGGACAGTGGGAAAGTCTTGAAGAGTGTTTGTGCACGCCGTAGGGTTATTTGTGCTCAGTAAATTACCTCCAGCAGGAGAAGCCACATAGGGGTCCGGAGGAGCTGACGCTGTAATAAAGGTTTGAGTATAATTTGTCTGCACAGTGGCATTCGAATTAGCACCACCCGTCATCTGGTCAAGCATCTTAACTTGAGAATAGTTAGCCGATAGATCAGACCAAATCTTCATGAACTCGCCGTACATCTTATCGACTACCTGACCACCAATATCAAGCTCGGCGTACTTAATTAAATTAAATCCGCAACGGTTTTGGTCATTGTTAAATGCTCCCTGAGGAAGTTGAACTTCTACATACGTCGAATAAATTAGATCGGCATTGCGACCCAGCATAGCCGTCTGCTTTGTACCCCACGCTGGTTGACCATTAAAATTTACGCGAAAAGCCTCCATAGCAAAATTAGTGTGACGCTTATAGAGACCCTTGAAGAAGGTAATCTGTGGATTTCCAGAGAGATAGGCATCTTGTGCACCATAAGCGACGAGTTGTAATAAACCACCTCCCATTGTCTTTATATGTTAGTTATAGTCAATTTTTTAATGCTTGTGGTGACGACGCTTTCTGCGAGTGCGACGACGACCACCCTCAGCACCACCCTCAGAACCACCGTGATGCTTCTTCTTGTAAGTCTTCTTTGCCGCAAGAATGGCCTTCTTTAGGCTGAACTTACGGCCATCCTTCTTCGAATCCTTCTTTTCCTCCGCGATATAGGGTTTCATGTGAGTCATCCAAGCATTAACCATTTTATTCCTATTGAAAGATTTTATACTGTCACGTTGTAGATTGGAGAAATCTTTTGCATAGGTTGAAAAGACACGCCAGGGTCGGGTAAGGTCGGCTTTTTGTATTTTTTGGGTTTTAGTGGTCTCAACGCATCGGGCTTGAGTACGACACTATTCTCCTGAAACTCTCCAATATACAACTCCATCATTGTATCAATAGAGCCATAACTCATCATAATCCACTGGCAACCATACGTGAATAAAATTTGAGGATTATTGTTTTTCAAATCAGTATCGATGTCGGGTACAACCATCGTGATGTGATTACGATTGTAATCTATCAACTCCTCATAATCGTGAGGTTGCGATGCCTGAGTGTAAGTCATACGTCTTAAATTGGATGTATCCCACGAGAGGTTAACGAGTTCTTCCATCAACGTTCCCTTTACGGCACTGCCTCCAGAAACTATAACCAACTTTCTCTGCAAATTACATACTGGTTCAATAGCTATATTCTTACGTTGAAAACTGTATTCTGTATCAAGCAGATGACCATGACATGTTGACTTAATAATTTCTGCACAGGCGTTTACGACATTAGTCTTATCAGTATGAAACACCAAGCTTAATATGAACGGGTCACTGGAAACAGGAGAGCTTAAACTATTGAATGCGTTATTTGCAATTGATACGCAACAAGAATCAAAGGGAACAGTATTATATGCATAGTCGAAGCCTAGTTTTTGATTTTTAAGTCCAACAACAGGCTTGTCACTGTCGTCGCTATAAATGTCAAGCTCTACCAATCTTGGTCCTGCTTTTATAACCAACGGAAGAATACTGTCCGAAATATAATCAAAAATTTGAGAACCTGGAAAAACAGAATAAGAAGATGATGCAAGATAGTAGTCACATAACCTGTATGGAGTAGGACACCCTAATGGGGCCAATCTGGTTACATTTTCATAAGTTTTAAAGGTAGGTTTGGCTGAATTGAGTGCCTTACTCTTCGAAGGTTCGACAGACTTCCAAATACCATATGCGATAGCAACAATGATTGCTCCCAGAATAATATACTGAGCCCACGGAGGCAGTATTTCATTGAGTCTTTCCATTAATTCTTACCAACACGAAATAACACACCTCTAAAACTCCTAATAACAGGATCTGGAATTCTCTTCTTCATAGAAACACCAAGCAGACAGCATAGATGAAAATATAATGAATACATACCGCATTCAGAGTTTTCATACTGATGCTTTGTCAAATTATAGGTTATAACCATAGGTTTCGAGTGAATTTTAGTAGCATCCCATTGCTCCTTCCAGCGAGCCATCAGTCGTTGAATTTCCGGTTCTGGCTGAGTAGCATATGAGTCAAAATATGTAAACCGAGGATATTTCAGCTCAGGACGAATATCACAAAATCCCGCTATCCAATGCTGTCCTCTACCTGTATCCTTATCAGTATTAAAAATAATACCAATCTTCGTATAACCTTTGTCGTATAGTGATTTGATTTTTAGTGAGCAAAGCGAATCAACTAAACATACACCTGTACTCGATTGTTTATCAAAATTTATGGGAACAGAACCAACATAATAATATGAAGATATAACTCTTGCAAACTCATTCTCTAATTTATCAATATCAATTGAAGACAACCATTCTTGGTCATTGGATGACCAGGTTTTGGGAGCTTCGGGACGTTTCATCAGAGATGTCACCACACATTCGGCAGCTCTGTCACTGCAAATAGAATGCATTCTATCCTTTATCGACTTCCAAACTACTTGCATATCACCCTTTGGAATGGGTGTACTTGAATGCTCTTCGTTATAAACTTTGCGAAGATTCTCAATTTCACGAGCATCAAACTCCATTATACTGAAAACGGATTAGTTATTTGAACTAGATTATACCGTAAAATGTCAGCAATTAATGAGCTCAAGCAATGCCTCAAGAAGTATCAACGTGTGGACAATGAACTTCGCGATATCAACGCCAAAACGTATGAACTACGAGAGACTCGTCGGTGTCTTGAAGACGAGATGAGCCATATTGTAACGCTTCCAGAGTTCTCGACAATTGACAAACTAAAACTGGAAGATGATGGGTCTGTAATTCAAATCGTCAAACCTGGAGCAAATAAGCCCTGGGGACTTTCGAAGAAAGACCTTCATTCTCATCTGGAGTCATTCTTTGCATCCAGGCTAAACTCTAACGCAGAGTCTTGTTACGAATATATTGTTGCAGAACAATCTAAAAAGCTTGTAACAACTGAGTATAGTTTTAATCGCATTGTAAAACAACAGTGATGTCGCAATATTTGGAAAAATTTGGTCCAACCGACTTATTTAATCTGATAAAAAAATTCAATTTTACCTTTGTACTCAGCCATTATCAGCGAGTTTTTTTAGCTGATAAGAGTACCATAGATTTGGTTCGATCTCCTATTATTACGCCAATTGAAAGACCAATTACTACGGGTGATCAAATAAATTTTATTATTGGCCTATCTCAGCGTGGTATGAATATAAGAGAACTTACTATAGAAACTGGTGCCAATGCATCGTTACAGTGTAATTATCTCTATAATAGATTAGGAAAACCTAATAAACCAACAAACTGTTGGTTATGTGGTTACCGTCTTAATATTCCAGGGGATTCCAGATCAAATGAGGAATGCGAACATATTATTCCTGCTGCAGCAGCATTAGCATTTCATGGTATAATAGATGATACATCATCTGTAAATCCAAAAGCTGCACAGGGAGGCGTAGTTGAAGATGAGGGAGATGTTCACTTTTATGCATTAAATTACGACCTGGCTCATTCTCAATGCAATTCTCCTAAAAAAGATGCCCTATTATTTATCACTCTTTTTAATTCGGATTATACTATTGTTGATACACCGAGAATCAACGAGCCTTTATTAGATAAATTTATAAACAGTTTATTTGAACCAGTAGGAGCCAATAATTCATTGGTATATGACTTATTTTTGCAAGAATCTGGTGGAAATATCACTCAAGAACTTGTTATGCAAAAGAAGGCTGAAATTAAGAAAAACATTATTAAAAGGCTCAATCCACTTGTAGAGAATCTTGCTGGAATACGTCTTTATTCAATTTTAGGTGTGAACAAACTTATTGAAAATATCGACTTTATATTTGCCAAATATTATGATGATGGAATAGAGTTTCCAGTATCTATTCGTGATGGTGAAGGTAAAATTACATGGAAATCGGGCAAAGTAAAGACTAAAAGAAATTATTTAGATTTTATAGATTTAGCAAACACCAAAGTAATCAATGATCAACTTGCATTAAAACATCCTCCAATCAGGTCTGGGTCTCATCCGGTAGTAATTCAACCAACTGACGCATCTAAACTTTACAAAGAACCGGAAGAATTCCATCCTTCTGCTCATGGAGGCAAAAGAAAAAGAACGCGTAGAATTAAGAGGAATGGCAAGCATTCTACAAATCGCCGCAGACTCCGCTCGAAAAATGGCGGTCGCAAAAATTCCAGATCTCATCGAAAAGCATGAGCCAGTAATTGAATCTCAACTTATATCTGCGCTTAAGACTATGAAGCCGGAAGAGGCTACATTATTTTTGATGAACTGGAACAAGATTAATGCAGTAGTTCAGGCTACACTAAAACCTCCTGAAGTTGGAGCCCGTAGAAAACGAACTGTACGCAGACATAGAAGACGTCGTTCATAAATGCTACAACTCTATAACCCTTATAATCCTAAAAATCGCTTGTTTACCAAAACAGATATACAAGCGATCCTTATCAAGCATAACTGTAGTCATAAGGTAGAGAATATTGCCCTTTTCCAGACTGCAATGGTTCATTCATCTTACGTTAAACGAAGTGAATATACAACACCAACTGGTGAAATTACACAGCTTGCACCAAAACCAGACAATTGCCTAGACTTATTTGATGAGTCCTATGAACGTTTGGAGCATTTGGGAGATTCAATTCTTGGTGCAACTGTTTCCACATATCTTGCAGAGCGATTTCCTACTGAACAGGAAGGATTCTTAACAGATCTAAAAAAGGAGATTGTCTGCAATGAAATGCTTGGGTCTCTAAGTTTGAAAACTGGTCTTGAAAAATTTTATATTATTTCGCGCCATAATGAAGATGCCTGTAATGGTCGCACGAACACTAAGAAGTTAGGTGATATTTTGGAAGCATTTATTGGTGCTCTTTGGACCGATTCAAAGAATGACTTTAGAATCGTATCATCCTTTATTGTATCCTTTATCGAAACATACATTGATATCCCTAAGATATTAATGAATAATCGTAATTTCAAGGAACAGCTTCAGAAACTTTATCAATCAAGATTTCATAAGACTCCAACATATGTTATGCTTTCTTCAGTTGGAAATATGTACACAATGGCGGCAGTAGATGATAAGAATAAACATCTTGGTATTGGAACTTCTGCAACAAAACGCCAAGCAGAACAGTTGGCGGCCAAGGATGCTATTTCAAAACTTACATAGCCATTGTTTTCTTCTCTCTAGGAATACGACGAACTAATAGCTCACGTTGAGTTCCTCCGACGGACATATCTTCTGCACCCTCTGGAATTCCTTCAATAGAACGAAGTACTTCTGCTACCCTCTGTGGCTGATCTGCAAATTGAAGAAGAAGCTGAGTCCGTAGAACATTTCTACGAATCGCAGGTCGCGATGTTCGAACAGAACGACTAATATTCCCCACACCATTCCCTTCAAGTGAAAAGTTATCAACTTCGTTGCTTCTCATAAATTCAAGAATCAGTGCAGAATTTTTTGACTTTTGCTCGTGAATTACCTTAATCTGGCGTTTAAGTTCACGCTCTTGGTCATCAAGCGAGACCCACTCTTTTAGCCTCTGGCGGACGGTTTCCGTTGGGTCTTCCATTTACTATTAAACCGTCTGTGCTTTGAAAACCGTTTGCCTCCCGAAGGTACTTCTTTAAGATTAGGAATGAATGAAACAATGGTAGGGCCAAATGGTAATTCTTCTAATTCTCCACGTTTGGAGTCCAAGATTTCAGCCATATGCTCACCCTTTCCAACTAATTTAACTAATGCAGGTCCAATAGCAGGTATAAAATTTATACCGTGAACAATTGACTGACCAAAATCTCCTTCAGCCACAGCCAGACAGGCCGCCGCAGCTGCCGCAATTGCTGTAAAGGGTGCTACTATTGCAAGTCCAATTGGTCCACCTAATGCCTCTCCGACACCATTTGCTCCAGAAACTCCTGCTTCTATAGCACCATGAAATGCGCCAGTTCCAATTTCTATAAATGGACCAATGGATGTGGATTCAAGAGCAGACATTGGCCATTTTATCAGTTCAACACCCTTTTCAACACCCCAAGATACTGGTGTCGGATCTATCGACTTTAAAAACGAAGCAAGTTGTGTTACAAGATGACTTGTAAGGGGATACTCTCCTCCTCCTACTTGATTAATTGAACGATATACTGCCTCAGAAGTTTCCGTAGTAAAAACTGGTCTTTTTCTTTTTTTATCAAAAAAAATTGAATTGCGGATTTTTTTTGCAGATGAAAATTTATTGTTTTTTAGAAATTGAACTAAACTCAATAACTTAATAATTTCAACCAGAACTCGTTTATCTTGAAGTCTATGTCGTAAAAACTTGAGAGCCCTGCGTTCACTTGGTGTCAATGGATTTTCATATATCCACTCCATTACTTTAGTCTTCTAAAAATACAATGGACGATGAAATGGGTACAGTAACGTGGAATTCTCAACTCGAGAGAGTTATTTCTGACGAAGGAGAGAGATGTTTATGTTTTAGTTGGCTCCACGCAAAGTCGGAAAAACGTTTCACTCGCCTCAATACATTAATAAGCATACCCGTTATAGTTCTATCTACTCTTGCAGGTTCAGCATCAATTGGATCACAAAGCTTATTCAATGGAGCGCCGACTGGGAATATGACTATTGGTGCAGTAAGCTTATTGGTAGGAGTTATGAATACAGTTTCAAGTTTTTTTAGTTGGGCAAAGCGTTCGGAAGCTCATCGTATTTCAGGAATTACATATCAGAAGGTATATCGTTTTATTCTTATCGAACTAGCACTTCCTAGAAATGAACGAATGTCGGCAAGAGATATGTTAAAGGTAGTTCGAGACCAGTGCGATAGATTACAGGAAACCGCTCCTCAAATTCCTGATGAAATTATAACATTATTTAAGGAAAAATTCAGCACAACAACACCTGATGTTAAAAAACCAGAAATTACAAATGGTCTGCATCCTATTGCAATTTATTCTGTGGACGCAGCAACACCTATACGTCTAAGTAATCCAATTCCTTCGTCTGTCGTTGTTAGACATGATGAAAGTCCTCCACCTTCTCCACCTCCCTCGAGCTGACTCAAAACTTCCAGCGCTTATCGCATTCTAGGCAGTTCACGAAAGTCGTCATTGGTTCATCCGCTGATCGAGTCTGCATTTGGTAATAATCGCACTTAGTCTTCTTCTTGCATCCCGAACACCACATGAAGATAGAAGCGCTATCATTTTTAGCATACAGCCTCTTCTCAGACTCAATGATTTTCTCAAGAGCTGCCTTCCAACGCGCTGGACACATATCAACAGATGTCATCTCTGCAAATGCACGAGGTGTAATTTCACCTGACTTTAATTTAGAAAGCCAATTCTCGTTATTATTCACATAACTGTCTGTTCCTCTCAAGTTTTCGTAGATCGAAATGGCCTTGCTACGATACATGTTCCAGAAAACACGGTTGCTCCAATCTACTTCCATATTTTCCTTGATAGCATGATCACTCACTACATGTAGCATAGATTCTTCGATCTGTTTCGACAGTTCAGTATTTTCCACAACTTCGTCAAAGTTTTTGATAACCTTGTCACGGATTGCACATTCGATGAAGACATTCTTTGAACGATTCTGAATTAACTTTGAAACATATTCGACAGGCTGTTTAATATCCTCTTCGTCATCGGAGAAGGATTCTTCTTGGTCTTCAGCTTCCCCATCAATTTCATTATCAATATCCTCTTCATCACTTTGGGCAAATGTCCATTCCTGATAAAGAAGTTCATAGTAACTAGACTTCAAGTCAATATACATTCCCGCACTTGCCTCATATTCATCCTGTTGCTCATGCACAGTCATCATAACAATAATTTGAGCAATATACTGTTCTTCATCAAATGGAGAAGGAAGCATATGCTGATTAACATTCTCCTCATTCCCCGTTGTTGAAGCAAAGATAGTCAAATATTGGCCTTCCTTTGTTGGATCTCCAAGTTTTCCTTGAAATTGAATTGTATTGTTCTTGTATTTCTTACGAATCCAATCAAGAACATCGGTTGTCTTTGATGGGATTTGACAGTCTGAAATTGTTCCAGAAGCTTGAATAACGGTTGCATATACCATTCTATAATGTCATCAAACTGTAACTAAATAGTTTCGTTTTGCTTTATTGAAAATGGATTTAATCGTTATAAAATAACAAACCGTAACGTCAATAATGGCAAACAAGTATATTCCCCCAAGTCTTCGCAATAAGGAGTCAAGTGTAACCCAAGAGGCACCAATGGCGCGCAATTCAGCATTTAGTAGACCCAAGAAGCAGAGTAACTCGTCATATTGGGCGGCGCGTCACCGCGAGGAGGATGCGGCTGCAAAGCGTGAGAGCGATGCGGCTGCACAGGCAATTATCGACAATGCTAAATTTAACGAGACAAATTTTCCAACCATGATGGCAGTTCAGCCCAAGACTACGGGTTGGACTGGTGCAAAGTTTAGTGAGATTGCCGGCCAGTCAGTTCAGGAGAATGTTGATGAGAAGAAGAAGACCGAGGATAGCGGTGAGAAGTTTGAACTTCCTGTGTTTCCCAATATTCGCCGGGTTACCAAGAATGCCACCGACGAGGACTGGTATCGTAATCGGGAGTATGAGGGCAATGGCGATGATTATTACTACGATGAGGAGGAGAGATCTGCAGAGTATTTTCAGGACAAGAAGCCCGAGGACTCTCTCGATGACGGAGAGGAGACTGGAGAGGGTTGGGTTGAGGTTCGACCTAAGATTAAGTTTCGTCGCGAGAAGACTCTTGAGGAGAAGTACCCAGAGGAGGATGAGACTGTATGGGATGATAACGAGGAGGAGGAGGAGTCTTGCTGGGATAGTCGCGGGCGTAAACTAAAGCACTGAGGGTCCTGATGTATAGATTGGACCAGATTTCTTAAATACAAAAGATTTCAAATAACCACCAAAATGCCGAAGCTGTGCTCCAATATACTCGCCAGCACTGGCCAAATACAAACAATATTTAGAGTATGTTTCTGCATTCATTTTTCCATAATAGAACCCCGCAATTAAGGCGGTTACAAGCAGACATACATCAACTACAGCCATAATACCATTTATCTCAATTTGCTTAGAGGCCCACTCACTAATTGCAGATGGCTTTTTTGCATCTGCCTTTTTCTTACTGTCTCCAAGAGGAGCATTACGTACGTCTTTCACACCATCCGTTGGCTTAGAAACTCTCTTGCAACGCATGTATGTTTTATTATCCATTGGCATAGGCCCTCCAGAGAGTTGTTCACTTGCATTGAAATATACTTCACGTGACCCTATCGGCTGAATTCCTCTGGAACCTGGTTGAACATTTTTTACAAGAACTGCGAAATCATTAGAATCCATATTAATCATTGTTTTAAAGACAACCCACTTTGCACTCTGACACGGTGGTACGACAAGAGAACCGTCATATACAAAATACTCTCCAGTTGGAGGAGCCATCATAAATAATCCCCAATTTTCTCCAAGATTCACTACTGTACTTTCAACACTTGGATTTGCATAGTTGATAAATGCATTAAAGAAATGAGATGAGGTTGTCTGTGTTGGGTTGACTCTTACAAGTGAACTAACGCAGAGATACTTACCCGTTGGATTCGTAAATACTGCCACCACTTCGGCATCTGCTTGAATATTTTCAATTGTATGATGACTTGGGTGCGTAAGCAGAAGCATCTGACAGGTATAACCTTCTCCATTAAACTTCACAGTACCCAGACCCGGTGTGCTTTGAAGTATCATGCCCTCATCAGAAATCATAACATTAGCTTGTGCAATATAAGCATCGTCAAAAACAAGTTCGCATAAAAGATCACACGGCTTGGCACTAGACTGAGATAAATTAATAGGACTCTGTTCAGCTGTCGAACACTGAGCAGTCCATGCAGTTGTAGATGAATAGATACTCATTTGTAGTTTGCTGTGATTTTGTATCTGATGATTAAACAATATGGCTGATAATCCATTCTTAACAAATCCGGATGGAAATGCTTCGGCAGGCGAGACAACTTATCCGGAAAACCCAGATCTAACAACGGTTGCAAGTTCTGCAGGAACAAGTATATTTACTACAATTGGTATGTTTTTCAAAACACTCGTGTTATACATTCCCAATGCATTAGTTCTTTTTGGATTTATTATTGATACAATCAATCAGGAACTACGTTATTCAATTGCTAGTTTAATTGGTATTTCTTCTGTTTTTGTAAACTTTCTTTTTGGCACGTTGATGAAAAAACTGTTATCTGGTCGAAGCATTGGCGAAGCACTGACGGCTACAGCAAATGTTGTAGCTTCTGCACCGGCGGCGGCAGTTGATGCGGTGAATCCATTCACAGAATCGACTTCTACCAATCCATTTGCAGGCGGAATGAGAGGCGGATATGTTGGTTGTACCGTACCTGGGTTCGAATCTATTGAATCGTTGTACGCTCCTCAAGGCCTTGTT